TTAAAGTTGACAAACAGTCATTCACTGGAAACGCTGCTATGTTAAATATGCAACTGTCGATAGGTAATATGCCAGCAATTAACATTGCAATGAGATACAAAGGATCTGCAAGTTGGACATCACAACCTTCAGTTACTGCGTTCTTAACTAGAGAATTTAAAACATTTTTGAAAGACGTTTGATGGAAAGTTTTAGTGGCTATATAACTGAAAGTAAAAATACACACATGACTCATATAGAAGACAAAGTTCTATATGGAGGTGTAAAAGGCACGAGAGAAGCGATCATGGCATTGCGTTCTCTACGTGACATGTTAGGAGGTGATCATGCTAGTAACGTATCTGTCAAGTGGGATGGCGCTCCTGCTGTGTTTGCTGGCACTGATCCTAGTGACGGTAGATTCTTCGTGGCGAAAAAAGGGATCTTTAACAAATCTCCCAAAGTATACAAGAGTGATGCTGATATTGACGCTGATACTAGTGGCGACCTTAACGCAAAACTTAAGCTTGCTCTACAATATCTACCTGAGTTAGGAATCAAAGGAGTAATACAAGGTGATTTTCTGTACGGTCCGGGCGATGTTAAAAAGAAAAAAATCGGTGGTAAAAGCTATGTTACGTTCCACCCCAATACAATTGTTTATGCAATACCGGCTGGCACGGATATGGCCAGGGAAATACAGAGAAAAAAGATTGGAATCGTATGGCATACGTCGTACAAAGGCAGAACATTTGCAGGAATGAAACAAAGCTTTGGTGTTGACACAAGTAAGTTTCGCAATAGTAAAAACGTATGGTCGCAAGATGCTATGTTACGTGATTTGACTAAGTACACCTTAAGTAAAAAGGACACGGAGGAAGTCAATGAATTACTTAGCAAAGCGGGTTTTATCTTCAATCAAATCGCTGGCAGCACACTTCGCCAGTTGGAAGCTAATCAAGCTCTTGCTCAAATTATTGAGACGTATAATAATACCTTTGTTCGTCGTGGTGAAGTGGTTAAAAACACACGTAATCATGTTGGTGGTCTTTTACGTTATATACGCAACAAGTATAGGAAAGAGCGTGACAAGCGCACTACACAAGCTGGCAAGGCTGCTCAAGATAAAAAGTTAAACGAAATCTTATCTTTCTTTTCAGATGAAAATAAGAAGTCATTAATACAAATGTTTGAACTACAAAAGATGATAGTTCTTGCAAAATTAAAACTTATAAATAGATTAGATAAACTTGCAAATGTTGAAGCATTTTTAAAAACAAACAAGGGGTATCGTACAACTGGCCAGGAAGGCTATGTAGCAATCGATAAACTTGGTGGTGATGCAGTGAAGATCGTTGATCGTATGGAATTTTCATACGCCAACTTTTCACCGGATATATTAAAAGGATGGGATAAACCAGGGAGAAAATAATGAATGACGTATACGATCATCAAAAACCTGTAGGTGGTCCATTATCATTCAGACATTTTTACGTAGCAGAGTATCGGCCCGGAGAGGACGAGCTCATTAACTATCGCGCAAAGAAACGTAAGAATGGTGCAATGTATGAAGAAGCTGAAACCAGCGAGGCTCTAAGCTTATCACAGCGCTTAGCTCGCCGGCGTATGATGAAAAGATTCAAGGGTAAGATTAAGATCGGCCGTGATCGTGCAAAGCGTAGAATGGCTAATAAAAAAGTCCTTGATAGACGCGCCCTAAAACAAGCCAAAACAACCATCCTTAAAAAATTGACAAAAGGTGTTCCAAAGAGTGAACTATCTTTTGCTCGCCGCCAAGAAATAGAAAGAAGACTTGAAAAACCTAATGTAAGAAAGCGTATTAAAATGCTTGCCAAGAGGTTATATAAAGACGTGAGAAAGAAAGAAGTGCAGCGGAAAAAAGGATGATTAATTCTTTTAAGAGTTTTTTAGTTGAAGAAAGCAAGGTAGTTTATTTTACGTTTGGTAGAATGAACCCACCTACAATAGGTCATGAGAAAGTACTAGACAAGTTAGCTACATTATCTCGTGGTAATACTTATAGAGTGTTCTTGTCACAATCACAGGATAACAAAAAGAATCCTTTGTCATATAGAGAAAAAATTAAAATTGCACGCAAGATGTTTCCAAGACATGCACGTTCAATTATGATGAATAAAAAAGTTAAGAACGTATTTGATATTGCAAAAGTATTATACGACGAAGGGTTTACTAAAATATGTATGGTTGTAGGTTCTGATAGAGTAAGAGAGTTCGATATACTATTAAACAAGTACAATGGAAAAAAGGCTGCTCATGGATTCTACAATTTTAAAAGTATCGAAGTAAAATCAGCAGGTGAAAGAGATCCTGACGCTGAGGGTGCTGAGGGTATGTCGGCTACTAAGATGAGAGGTGCTGCGAAGGATAATAAATTTACACAGTTCGCACAGGGTTTACCTAAGAAAGTTTCAAATGCTGATGCTAAATCAATATTCAATTCAGTGCGAAAAGGCATGGGATTAAAAGAAGAAAAGCAATTTAAGAATCACGTACAGTTAAAATCAGTATCAAACAATAGAGAAGATTTTGTAGAAGGTTTATATCAACCAGGTGATAAAGTAATAATCAAAGAATCAGACGTAGTTGCAACCGTTGTACAAAGAGGTGCAAACTATCTGATAGTAGAATCAAATGGTGTGCAAATGAGAAAATGGTTAGAACACGTAGAGTTAATGGAAAAAGAAGGTAACCAAAAAGTGCCTCAAGATCCTGATGTTAAGAAAGCACCGGGTACACAGCCGGCTCCTTATTACGGTGGTCTTAAAAAATCAACTAAGAAGAAAAGACTAGCACACTTTAAGAAGGGTGCAAAGATGGATGATGATAATCCAGCTGCGTATAAACCAGCACCTGGCGATAAAACGGCAAAGACAAAGCCAAGTAAGCACACTTTAAAATACAAAAGAATGTTTGGTGATTCAGTAGATGAAAAAGTAAACCTTGCCATGGCAAAGAAAAGAATAAGTCGTGAAAAAATGCAAGATAAAATAAGACACGACAGAATGTTAGATAGAGCTCGCATGCGAGACGTCAGACGTAAAAATAAGGAAACAAGCGCATGATTAAATTTAGTCAATACATTGTAGAAAATGAGGGACTAAAAAAGAAGGCAGCCAAGTCTGGCATTTCTTACGGTATTCTCAAAAAAGTTTATAACCGCGGCATGGCAGCATGGCGTACAGGTCACCGGCCAGGCACAACTCCACAACAGTGGGGGATGGCTAGAGTCAATTCATATATCACGAAAGGTAAGGGCACGTATTACGGGGCTGATGCTGATTTGCGTGGTGCTAAAAGAAAGACAAAGAAATGAAAACGTTCAATCAAATAAGAGAAGAACTACAAGAAAGAATTAGTGGCTCTGGTACAGATCGTAAAGCTGTGTTAAAAAGAGCATTTAGAGCTGGTCAACATGCCACTGATAGATTCTACGGTGATCGTGGTAGAGAGAAATCTAGGACGATACCAGCTCCTAAGGGTATGAGAAATGTAGGTCATTATACTTCTAAGCATAAGGATAAAGGAATACAAAAAGCTTTTAACGTTGGTAAGCATTCTGATGATTCTATGAGTCCACCAAAAGGTAAAGAAAGATCTAAACCACAAGATAGTTTAAAGCTTGGTCGTTCCAAAATGTACAAGAAGGGTAAATTTGTTG